AATTTCTGGTAAATATATTTGCTTTGGAGTTGCCATATTTTATTTATATGAACCAAGTAATTCATCAATCGCCTGTTCAATAAGTACAGGGTCAGTTATCCCCTGAGCTTTTGCTTTCATTATTAACCCTTTTCTTAAATCATTTATTTCTTTTGGTAAAATTTCCCCAGCTGACCTTTTTGTATAATCAAGAAAATCTTGATCTTGCATATTAAGACTACCTATTAAATCCATGTACAATTTAATTTCAGGCTCTGTAAGACTAGCTCCCTGCCCCATTCTAGTTACAAACCGTTTTGCGTTATCTGTGTACTGTTGTAATTTGATTCTGTCCCCACTAGCTTTAGGATTTTGTTTATTATAGTAAGCTGAGAGTATTTGGCTTGTCCAACTTTCTGGTTTTGATTCATTTCTTTTTGGGTCAAAATCTCCTTTGGGCCTCCAATATTTTCCCAAAATTGGGCCTGTATCACCCCCAATGCCCATGCTTTTTTTAGTATTATAAATTTGGTTTAAATTATTTTGAAGAGCCACAAGCCCAGCAATTTTTTCAATATCCTTCCGTGTCCCTTCGTTTGAAAAAAGCTTTTCATAAGGTCTAACTTTAGACTCTTCTTTTTGTTTTTTAATTTGTAAAAGTTGGCTAATTACGCCTAATGTTGGGTCCGCCATAACATTCTCCTTATACTTTTTTGCCTTTTTTGATTACAATCCCATCCCCTAAATCAATCACATCTCCATCTTCAATAGTAGGCTCACCACTCTGATCCCCCATCGGTTTCATAGGTGGGATAGTTTGTGGGTTCACCGTTTGTTCTACCTGTGTGTTTTGGGGTTTTGTCCCGCCTCCCATTAAATCTCCAAGGCCAAAATCATTCATCATTGTTTTGAGTTGATCTGGGTTCATTGCTCCCATCTTATCCCTAAAATATTCAGACATACTGATTGGAGGCAACCCTTGTGCAGCTCTTTGTTCATTCATGTACTCAAGATTTTTAATATCGCTGGTTGAGTCTTTCCCGCCCCCTCTAGTTAACATAATAAGCTCTTCCAAGGCTCCTTTTCTCTTGTTCTGAATCATGTTTTGCATGTTCACATTGTAATTTCTTTGAGCCTCTTGAAGATCGGCCCCTTGCGTAGGGTGAAGAGAAGCGGCAAGTTCGGCTAAACCCCCAAAGATGCCTTGAACCTTAGATTGGCGGTTATACTTTTTATTATCTGGGAAACCTATCTGGGCGTAAATATCCGGCATTTCCGGCAAATCTTGATCTCTATTTCCTTTTTTACCTTTCCCCATCGCTGATTTCCAATCTTGTGTTAGGCCATTTCCCATCATCATAGGTTGTTCTCCATTGTAATTTCCTAAAATACGTTTCACATAATCCTGAGTTTCCCTAAAAGGGGGAATCCCTTTGTACTTTTGCACATTCCCAGGGCCCGCATTATACGCCGCTAGAGCCTTTGAGGTATCGCCCCCAAACATGTCCATCATCTGTTTTAAATACTTGGCCCCACCATACACATTCTCTTTTGGGTCATAAGGGTTTTTAACCCCCAAATCCTTCGCAGTTCCTGGCATCAACTGCATTAGCCCCATCGCCCCAGCGCTACTTCTAGCTTTTGGGTTAAAATTAGATTCCTGCTTCATCTGGGCGTACAATAAATCAGGGTCTAGCCCGTACTTTTGGGCAGCTTCTTCTATAAGCGGTCTGAAATAGTTTGGAGTTGCCATATTTTAAGCAAGAGCCATCCCTGCGGCATTCATTAGAGCACTAAATGGAGACCCCTTGCCCTGTGTTGGCGAAATAGGAATCCCTATATTTTGCCCATATAAACTTGAAAGCATTTGGTACGGTCTCATCGCCGCATTGGCAGCCTGATCTTGTATAGTTCCCAGGGCCCCGATTTGATTCGTGGCCATACTGGTCAACCCTTGCTGTCCCTGTAAACCTAAAGCACTGCTTCGGGCGTTTTCATCCGCCTGAGACTGTTGATAACTCTTATTTAGGTTAGCCCCAAACTGACGGCTACTTTCCCCGAGCTGGTCACGGTTCAAGTTCTCGCTTCCTTGCATCCCCTGTCGTTGTAAATCCCAGGCTCCTTGAGTTTTTGCCGCGTCGTACCCAGCCTGTGCCCCCTGAAGTCCATAATTCGCTCTGGTATTGGCAGCGTTAGACATCCCCTGCCTAACTATTGAGCTTTGCTGAGTTCTTCCAAAGCCGCTTGAGGGGCCAAAACCACGACTCCCATACAAACTAGCCCCTGCCTGCGCTCCCATTCGTTTTAAATCTTTTTGTTGGCCCGTTAAATCACGTTGCATGGCCGAATCGTAGGCTTGTTGAGGTACACCAGATAAACTCGGGGTAGAATACTGATAACTGCTTGTGGATAAAGGTTGATAACTTTGGTTTTGAAACTGATAATTGCTGGGGCCTGTCCACTGAGGAATCACCTGACCAGAAGCGGTTTTACCGCTCTTGATCATGTTGGCCATACCTTCATAGTCAACCTTGGGCACGTCAAGACCTAAAGAAGATACTTCTCCCTTGTCTAAACCCATATCGCCCAAGAATTTTTTGCCCGCGCCAGTGTCCAGCAAGCTAGATAAGGCGGGGTTATCTGAAATTGCAGACCCAACGGCCTGGCCTGTAAGCAAACCTTCTAAAAGCCCAGTTTGCCCTGGTTTATAAATGGCTTTAGAACCGCCACTTTTACTTGATCCTCCACCCATTTAAAACATCCTTAACCCCTCAAAATAAAATTATGGCATCAGCATAGGTCGCATTGGGAATCTTTTACGCGGGTCCATTCCACCCTGTTGAAAACTCATGGCATCCATTGGGTCTTGTTTGGAAGCTGCTTTTGCCCCTTGTCCCATTCCTTGGCCCATACCCATTTTTTCACCACCTTGTGGAGGAAACATCGGGGGGGTCATAGCACTTGCTCCAATATTAGCCCCCATCCCAAGATTAGGGGATGTCTGCGGGGTCATGGGCCCATCTTGCTGGCCCTGCCCTCCAAACATGTTTTTTAAAAATTCGGGTAAAACTGACTTTCTCTGCATCGGGTTAGGTGTCTGTGACATTTTTTAACTCCTCTTGTTTTTTAAGCCATACATGATCAAACACGGCCATCCGTATTTCATCAACATACTTATCGGCAATTTTGCACTCATTCTTGAAACGTCCCTCAAGTTCAAAACCTACCTTTTTAAAGGGCTCAATCAAGAACTCGTCAACAAATTCAACGATAACTTTTCGTGCTGAAAAATTTTTTATTAGAAAGGTAATCACTTCTGCCGTCACAGCATGGCCATAATTTTTTGTCTTAAAATCTGAATCTAAAATGGTTCCTACCTTGAAAGTCTGCCCTCTCGCATCCCACCCATAGATGGTACTCATCCCAATAGTTTGGCCCAGTTCATTCATGGCCATAAATATAACGTTCTGAGACCACTGCGGGTAGTTCATGAAATCTTGTTTGGTTGGGAAATGATTAAAATGACGCAGGAAAGGCGCGTTTTCAGGCTGGAAAAACCATTTCTCTAAAAGAACATGGTCTGCAGGTTCAAAAAATCTTAATTTGACAAGGGGATAGTGTTTCAATTTTTAATTGCTTTACCCCTCAAAAAACAATTCCCTCATAATCTGACATAAAAATCAACTGTCTTTATTGAAAATCATGGGGGGTATTTGAACGGAATTTGCTTGATTTTGTCGCCGGCCTTGTTTTAGGCCAGCTTTATTAACTTCAAACTCATAAAAAGGGGGAATTTATGAAAAAAATATGGCTTATTACTATCATCTTGCTTTTTCCTATTGCAGCATTTTCTAAAACAAATACTTACTACCAAAAAGCAGTTCTCATTGACATGAGAATGGATGAACAAGTTTATACTGGTGGGGCGACTTCCACTGTGTATGACGGAAATATTTTTACAAGATTTAAAAATAAAAGAGTCTTGTCTTTTTATTACATGGTTAAATCAAACGGAATGACCTACGTGGGCCAATACAATAAAAGAAATATCTTCCAAGCAAACCCAGGGGCCGATTTCGCTGTCGGGGCCCCTGTTTGGGTAAGATTTTCAAGCGGCAAAATGTACATGAAAAGACCGAATGGGGCAGAGCTTTCAACTCGAATTGTTTATCAGAAAAAAGGATAACCTGAAAATGAAAATATTTTTATTATTTTTATTTCTTTTTTATTCTAGCTGCGCTGTCGAAACAGTTTCTTGGAATAAAGAAAATTTTCCTTTAAAAATTTACGCAGATGCGACTTTAAATGAAGAAGATATAGAAGCTTTAAGAGCTTCTATATCTTTACATAATTCTCAACTGGAGAAAACAATTTTGATTTTAATTGATGAAAGCCAGTATTCAGATATTATAGTTTATAGGGTTGATGAATTACCAAGCTCGGTTGAGGGGAAAGCTTATATTGAATCTGGCTTGCCTGTTGAGATTGAGTTTCTTAACGGGCTAGATTTTAGTCGGAGAGTTTGTGCTTTATCTCATGAGCTTGGCCATGCTTTAGGACATATAGATCATGACCCAACAGAGTATTTTTTAATGAGTGCCCGAGGAACTTGCTCAACTTATTCTACTGAATATGGATTTTCAGATTTTCTTTTTTATAAACACTTTAAAAATTGGTTTGTCTTAAAATACAAAGACCTTTTTAATTAGTTTATTTTTTTATTAAATTTGATAATTCTTGAATTGCTTTTATTATGGGGGCAATGAATTCTTCATATCTAAGCATGTACTTATCTGCTTCCTTATCATAACAAAACCCTGCAAAATCCTTACCATTTAAAACTTTCTGGACTTGTTGACTTATCATCCCATAATGGAACCTTTTTTCGTCATCTGTTTTTTTTACACGTTGAATACTTTTTATAATTTTGTCTTCTCCATCTCTTGTTTTAACTTTTTTATGAATAATCAATTTTTTATCACTATTCTTCCATTTAAATTTAACGGGTTGAATGGAATTAATAAAATCAAGACCAAGATCGGAATCTTCTATTAAGTGCTTCAACCTCTCATCTGAAGTAAGTGTTAAGGCATTTTGATTATATAAATCGACACTGGAAAAAGAACCTGAGCCAATATCAAAAGCATGATCTGTTGAAGGGAGTATATCTCTTGAATATGTCAGTTCTGTAGGGTTTATTTTAAAAGCATTAGCAAGTGTGCCGCCATGCACACCTTGAAATGTTATACTAACATCTTCCGTTCCATTTGTTGGATCTTCTATGGTATGAAAAATCCTAGAATAGATTTGATGGGCGCCTACACTATTATTCCCTGTATAATGTTCTGAGTAAATAATATCAGACACAGATGGTGAAGCAGAATTATGACAAACTTCATCTTGAACGCCAGTCGCACCGGAAGCCGTTGAAATTCTTGAGTCAGTTTGACTGGAACTAGTAATTATTTGTCTAGCAGGCGCAGTCAGCGTGAAAGTCCCAGAAGCTAAACTTGTCTCTCCCCAATAAGTTCTATTATTTGCAGCATCAACGTAAAATGTCCCTGAGTCAAAATTACAATCTCCATTAGAGCCAATAGAAAGGCGATCACTTCCTCCCGTTTCAAATGTCATCACATCCGCCGCAGACTCGCGGATTGAGGTATTCCCAGTTAATGCAACCCCATCAAATAAGAATTTCTGCCCTGAAATTATCCCAACGGCTCCGGTGGAACCGATTGACACTCTATCCGTTCCACCTGTTTTTATCGTCAACACATTCGCCGCAGACTCACGAATTGAGGTGTCCCCAGTTAATGCGGTTCCATCAAATAGAAACTCTTGCCCTGAGATAATCCCAACATTCCCAGTCGAACCAATTACCATTTTTGTAAGTAATGTACCCGAATTTAATGTGCCTATATTAATCTGACCACTTGTGGTTGTTGTAGACGCATCAATTTTTGAACAAGAAACAAACCCGACTCTTTTTTCGCCAGAAACCCCATTGCAATAATAATCAACGCCTCCAAGCGTTATACTTGAAGAAGTATCGCTTGTGCCAAGCTGAAGAATAGACCCAGTCCCTCCGGCGACTCCTTCTTTATGTACAGTCAAAACAGTCGCGGTTAAAACCCCCCCAAGCCGTGTCAAAGGTGCCGAGGCCCCGATACCTGTATTACCAGTGATGCTTGTTGTGCCTGTAACTCCAAGCGTGCTTGAAAGAGTTGTTGCGCCTGTAACTCCCAAAGTCCCTTCTAAACTAGTGTTTCCTGTAGCCCCATCAATGCTTGCCTTCAGCGTAGTCCCAGAATCAGAATAAAGTTTTAAGTCATAACCTCCGTAAATTTTAACATCAGTGAGATCAAAAATTTTATTGGATAAAGTTTGAGTGTCAGTCGTCCCGACGATATTTCCTGTAACACCATGCACCCCACTCGCATCAATCTCATGCGCATTCGCCCAATCTTCAACGTCATCAAAGTTTCTATTCCATCGAGCCGAACGAATAACTGTATTTGGTGATTCTGTATAAGTTACTGATAAAGACATAATTCATAAAAACCCCTCAATTTTGTTATTTTGCAACCCACCCTGTAGAACGCCCATTTGTGCTTTCTTTTACATACAAAGTTGTCGCTGTTCCCCCGTCCAACCTTAAATAAAGACTCCCAATATTTGCTTTCACTTGGCCTTCTGGGGAACCATTCCCCCAAAAAATGGGCAAAGCTGATAAAAGTCTTTGTACTTCATCCAACTGCGGGTTGAGCTGAAAAGCATTCACTGGGTCTCTCACAATTAAAGGTGAAATCTTCATATCGTTATTTTCCTTTTTCTTGACCCTTTAATCTGAAATTCTTTTATGGCCCCGTTGTAAATAATAGGTTGCCCAGCCGCGTTGTTTTCAATTTTGTAAGAGTGCAACATGTGTATTCTCCCAGATGGGCACCTATATTTATCTTGAGAAATTTTTGACCCATCCCATGTTGCGACATCAAACAGAGAAACGTCAAAAAGAGACAACGATGAAACATCAATCGTAAAATTATCTAAATCGCCTTGGGTTCCATCGTAGGCGTGATAAATGTTTACAGAATAATCTCCTGTTGATTCAAAAATAGGGCGAATCCAGATAAGTCTTTTATATTCTCCCCTATCCCCATAATCATCGTAACTATGTTGATAATGAAAAGGTGGGCCTCCGATTGTATATACAGAAGTACTATCAAGGGTAACATCAAGGGCTGGAGATAAAACAAGCTGTGTTGCTGTATTTGAAACAATAATACTTTCCTGTCCTGCCCCAGTTCCTGAAAGGCAAGTAAACCTAAGCCCTGCGTATAAATTTGTTGTCCAGCTTTGGTTTGTGTCGTTTACCGTTGTATCTGTGTTTGAGCCGGTAGAAGTTGAAGTGACATTTGACCCGTCTCCGTCTAAAGCTTCTTGTTCAAAAATATAACCATTATCATCAATCCTAAACCAGCTTGTTTCATTTCCGTTTCTTACAGTTGCGACGGCTTGGGTTGTAAACCCAGGGTGTGGGCACCATTGGAAACTATTTGTGTCCGCATAAAAACATAAATTATTTGTAGTCTCTCCACTGGCAGGAACAAATAACAATAAAGCGTTGTTATTCCCAAAATATTCCATGCAGGCAATATCAAGGTTTGATTTACTAATATTATAAGTCGAATCAAGGAACGTGTTGTCAAAAAATCCTTGTAAATCTTGGCCTACATCTTGGATAATATTGCCATCGGTTCGATAAACGGATGATTCCCCCAAAAAATAACAATAATTTCCCAAAACCTTGATACATCTTCCAGACATGGCCCCTATTTGCTCATCATTTCTTATTTCTCCCAGTGTAAAATCAAGGTCAGTGTTTCCAACAACAGTATAAATTGCATTTTTCTTAAAAATTAGTAGAGCACTCTTTCCGAAAGCTTTTAGCCCAACGATTGGCTCTCCATTCCCCACCTCAAAACTAAAATCTAAGTCTTCGTCATCGAGTTCCCCCTGCAAACCTCCTTGTGGCCAATACCAAGGGAAAAAAGCTTTTGTGAAATAAACTGTATTTCCTTTAAATCCCCATAAACAATCTTTAAAAAGTTCAATCCCACCCAACCCATCTGGGGGAGTATCGTGATCATACTCAAGCAAAGCACCGGTTGATTCATCTGTAATCGTTAAAGTTGTAGTTGAATTATCGTTTATGACAGAATTATAATAAAGTTCTGGCTGGCCTGCATCGCTTACATAAATATATCGTTTGGTGACTTGCGGGTCTGAAGAAACAGGGATATTGGTTAAAGAAATAGCGCTCCCAGCTACAGTTACGGTTATTTCATCACAATCATTGCTTTCAATAATATTATCAGGGTCTGAATCGTTTACAAACGTAACTCCAACTAAATAATCTCCAACTGGTAAACTCCCACCTCCCGCCGAGGCCCCAGTTGGGCTTGTTGCTGGCCTTGTTATCCCAGCATTTGTAACAGTAGTCCCGTTGTATTTAAAAAGAGCTTCATTTCCATTACAGAAAAAACAATAATCTTTGTAAGTTTCAAAATCTAAAAACGCCCCGTCAGTTAGCCCCGTTTTAATTGCAGTGATTGTTGAGGTAGTAACGGCATTAAGTGTTGTCCCAGCAGAAGCTAATAGTTTACTTGAGGCCCCGCCATTATAACGGTAATCATACAAGCCTGTGCCGCTATCACCAAGGGAGGTAGTATTATATTTTTCCCCACCTTTGCGTTTAATAAAAGAACTATCTTTGGTGAATAAGCCCCCAACGCAAAAATAAGCGTCTCCACGATCCATCCCGTCGATCTTTTTCTGGGTTTTAACACCTCTTAGCTCCCTAAAATCTAATTGTATGGTTTGAGACAATGGACATATTAACCCCTCAAATAATTTAAACTCCCATCCACCTTCTTGTTACCTCGTATAAACGGTCACGTTGCGTTGAGCTTAGAGCTGTTGATCTGGCAATCCCACAAATACCTATTTTCCCATCAAAGAAATTCGCTGGGGCTGATGGTAAATTGGCCCCTATTAAAACAGGGACATTCCCAGAAAAAATAGAAGCTGGGTGTGATCCTGCAGTCAAAGTTGTTGTCTGGGCTACATTATCCAAAAAAATTTGGCCTCGGCTTACTGTGTCATAAGAAAATAAAATAAAATGCCAGTTTGTTGTGTCAGTTAAAGTTTCTGTTGTTGTGTAAGTTGACTGAGAAGTTCCATTAACCGATATATTCATTTCCATCTGGTCGGTAGCGTTTAATCTTGAATTAAACCCTCTCTGGTTCCCTACTGTATCCCAATGTGTTAAAAAATGCCTAAGAGTCGTAATTGATTCAGCCTTAAACCACGCAAAGAATGAAAGTTGCGTTGTCCCATTATTTAAAGTCAGAGGGTTGCTTGCAAAATGATCATTGTTGCTTCTTTCCAAATCTGCCGAATATTCGCCAGAAGTATAGACTGAAGATAAAGCACTAGTCCCCCTCCAACTTAGGTTTGCATTCCCAATTAAATCGGCCACCGAACTGTTATTGCTGCCAAGTTTCCCAGTGCGAAAATCCCATAAATTTGTAATTCCCATATCGACTAAATCAATAGGAACTTTAAAAGCACTTATAGCCGTTCGAGCACTAGAAATAACCGTGCGAGCGGAAGTAATCGCAGTCCTGCCAGATGTTATAGCTGTTCTTGCCATTACTTTTCTACCTCAACATCAGAGCCAGTTGTTAACCCTGAAATTTCTGCTTCAGTTTTTGTGTCATCTGTTTTTGCCGATCCTGAGGCAACGTTTGTCTCAAAATCATTTGCCACCGATTCTAAAATTTTTACTATTTCTTTAGAATCTTGAGATTCTACCTCGTAATAATGAAGGCCTGATTCTGACCCATCTTCAGCCTTAAAATTAACATAAAAAGATGATTTCCCAGCCCATTGAGCATGGGGATAATCAGTTGAATGTGGTTCAATATAATACTTTGCCATAATAAGTTCCTTTCTTAATTTTTAAAGTGTCCCACCTGTCCCTGGGGCTACTACTCCAGCGTTATTTCCTACAGGTTCCCAATAACAATGAAAAATAATATTCCCTCCGGTTAGAGCGGCCCCAGTGATTTCGTAACCAATATCAGCAGTAGATACAATAAAATCCAAATTGCTAAAAGTTTGGTTTTTTGTCGCCACGTTTGAAGCGCTATTATCAAACCAAAGCTCTCCGGTTGATAGCGTCTTCCCACCTCCTCCAGCGCATTGAGTTGGGCTTATTAGCGAGCTTGTATTAACTTCATCGCCGAACTGGATTGAGGCCCCGTCCGCGGTATCTGTTAATGTACTGGTTACCTCTGGGATTATAAACATGTGCACCAAGCCAGTAACAGTGGCGATTTCATGTTTTGCAACTGTGTTCCAAGTCGCAGAAGTAAAATCGGCTGTGACAGAAAAATAATTCGGAAGTTTTAAAGAAATTATTGATGGAAAATATGAACCCATATTTTTACTCCTTATTTGTAATCAACGGTTGCAATCCCGTCAGTTGATGAAATTGTTTTAGTGGCGGCAGTTGAAGACCAACACCATGACATACCGGCTGAAAAATATTTGCCGCGTTTCCATCCAAGCTCAATCGAGCCGCCAGCCGCGACATAAATAGAAATTACCGGCACGGTTGTATCTGCGGGGACAGTAGTTGAATTGAACATTTGCCAATATCTTGCCGATCCACTTGAATTAGTCGCAACAACATTATAAAGATTTCCGGCACTTGCTTTTGTTACAGAAGAAGCTTCAGCCGCGGCTGAAGTATCTTGATCTGGGGAATAAGTCGAAACAGCCAAAGGTTTTTCAATAACCCCCTGAACTATATTCGTCTGATCTTCCCCAAAATTTAATCTTGTATTGTAAACTAAAACTTCACCTTGAAGAGACGTATAAATATCAGATCGATCATTTGCTGCTACTGCGCTTGGCAAAGAAGTTGGGTCAACTGCACGCCCGCCAATTTTAGTTGGATTCCCAGAATCAGCCGCGTCATGAGCTACGTTTCCTGTGACAGTCACGTCATTATTAGCTCCCAAATTAACCAATAACCCATCGGCAGAATTCCCAGGGGCCCGATCCCAAGTCGCACCATCCCAAACACCACCCAATGCAAACACGCTGGTTGTTGTCGGGTTGGCAAAATTATCGCTAAGTGCAGCCGCCGCCGAAAATTCCGTGTCCGCCGTTACAGTAACGCTTGCCCCGACATTTGATCCGTCTGGGTTGCACACTACCTGAGCATATTGGGTGACGACATCCGTTGATAAAATCAACGACTCGTTATGTTTATTTACAAGAGAAGATTGTGACATAATTTAAAACCCCTCAAAATAATCCATCCAAATAATAAGGCTCTGCACTTTGACGTGTAGCCGCCTTGATTAATCCAATTTTTTGTTTAAAAATGTTTTCTAACTGAAGAAGCAAAGCCGTGTTTGGGTCTTCCGATCCCCCAAGAGTTTCCTCTTTCGCCTTCGCCATCTCTATAGATTTTTCAATAATGAGATTGTTGTACAAACCGCTTTCCGGCTCATCTGTATCGTCTGACAATTCCGCCGGATAAGATTTAAAATAAGTGATTTTAATCCCATTGGTTAGATTCTCGTTTGGGATAGGCTCAAGAATAAGGTTAGACCCTTGTCTGCGGTAGGTATATCTCGCAATAGAGTTGTAAATGTCAGAGCTGGCGTTTGAAGTGTAATTATTTTCTGAGTGACGTTCGTATTCTTCGATGGGTTTATAAATCCCGTTTTTAACGTACTCAACTAAACGAATGTCGTAAAAATCGGCAGGCAAGGCAATCGTATCTGTGCCGGAAACAATATCTCTGTTAACAGAAGTTAAACACGCAGTATGACGGGCGAGCAATAGCCAATCCCAGTAGTAGGCAATGGCTGTGTTGATATAGGAGTCAATTTCGTCAGAACTCCAAAAAGTTCCGCTACTATCTTCTAACCTAGTTTGTATCCGTTCCCTGAACGTTTGAAGTTGCAAGTTTCAAACAATAACCCCTAATTGTTTTATTTATTTTTTTTACTATCTTTTTTTTCAAGCTCACTAATCCAGCCTTTAATTTCCTCAAGCTGGTTTGAAAATTTTTCACTCTTTAACATCAAGATTTCAGCCTGAGCTTTTCTTTTATCTTTTTGAATATCAGCTTCAATAGTTAATTCGCTAGAGTACAGTGATGAAATGTAATCGTAAAGGTTTTTTAACCCCCTGAGAGATTGATCCTTTTTGAATTTTTCTTTAAAAGAATCGTCTGCCTTTAACTTTTTAATGAGTTCTTCCCGTTCATCTTCTCGGCTAGGTTCTGGGAATTTTTTATAAGCTTCCCGATTCATAGCATCTTCATAATCGAGCATCACAAGACCTTTGTAGGCGTATTTCTGGGTCAAAAATTTCCAATGTGTAGAATCCCAGACGGTCTCTTCTGTAAAAGGCTCAAAAGTATATGGTTCACCGTAAGCTTTCCCCTCGATAAGGTAGCCCGTCGGGTTGTAAAATTGGACGACTTTTTTCTTCATTTGTTTGTTCTCCTCTGTCTTGTGAGTTGTAGTATATAAAAACTTTCTTTTCCTTTTTATCTGGCAGATCAAAAATTCCTTTTCTTGCCAAATCTATCGCTTCAGCCCATAGTTTTTCTTCATCTTTTATTTTTCTCTTTAAATAGTCTTTTCTTTTTCTTACCTGTTTTTGGTATTCATCATGTTTTTTCCCAAAATACCAATCGGCCATTTCTTTCGGCCTCGGGTATCTATCCATCAAAGACCAAGCTACATTGTTTGACAAGAATAAAATAGTCCTATAATCCAAAGGCCTATAAGACCCATCGTCATTTTCTACTACCATCACCACTCTATTTAAAGCGGTTCTTCTGTCTTTATGCCAAATTTCAAACCGCTCTGTTGTTTTATTCCAAATAGGGAAAATGTCGGTTCTGACTAGCCTTAAATCTTTTAAAAATCCTTTTGGTATCTCTGGTTGTATCACTCAAAACCCCTCAAAAAAGTGGGGGGAGGTCTTTCCTCCCCCCGACGGATTACCTAGAAGGTACCGCTAAGTTTTCAATGCGCCAAAAATCACGGCGATCCCGATAAATCAGGTTGCCGTAAAATGTATGACGGAATTCGTAGGCGTCCACGTCTTCCAGGTCCCTCAGCTTGTCCCCACCTCTTAAATCAAGAGAATAAGGACGGAGAGTCCCCAGGCGTAAAGCGTCCCAGTTCATTCCGTACATTTCGCCTTCTGGACAATCAATATCAGTTAACCATGTTTTACCCATAACTTTGGGGACAGTGTCAAAACCGATACCGTAATCATCCTGACCTTGTTTGTACTCAATATGAGGCACAACAAGATCAACATACTTACGCTGTTGAGCTTCGTTAGAAACCAGCACTTTTGATTTATTTCCGCCACGTGTTCTGGTTCTTTGATCCATTCTCAAGAGCATATCCAAAGCAAAGTTAGACCCGCCAGCATCGTAAACGATACCTTTGTAAAGGGGATAACTTGCAACGGTGATATTCTGGAATGTAGCAAAGTCAGTTCCATCGTCCGAACCTTGGGGAAGTCCCGCAAGCTCAGGGTTGGTGGAAGCTGAATAGACATCTTCACGGTAAATATTGGCATTATCCGAAACTGTTACTGCTGTACCGACTTCAATCGTGAGATTGATAGGGTCAACGTCAACAATTTCAACGGAATCGGCCTGCTTTGTAGAACCGTTATAGATGTCAATGAACATCCCCACACGAAGGTGAGAAGAATGGCCATTGTCAAAAGCGATAGTTGTATCGGCTGATACAGCACCATTCACTTTTGCAATAATACCAGTCCCACCACGGAAAAACTGGCAGTTCAGTTCTTTTTTACCTCTTTCAAACAGAGTATCAATGGTGTCCACCATCAATGACCCTACAAAAGAAGCGTCTTTGCCTTTTTTTCCTTTTTCAAGTGCAGGCCCCGACATTTTACCACGAGCATAGAAATATTTAGGGTAAACTTTAGGCTTGATTGATTCAGCCGAGCCAGTTTCTCTCAAAGAAGACTGTTCGTTGTTTACACCAATACCTCGCTCATTGGTTTTTGTGCCGTGGTTAAGCACCCATGATTCACCATCAAAGGCCTCGTTAGCCTCTTTAATTTTGCCGATGGTATCATCACCTTTCACCCAGAGGTTTTTGACTTCATCGGGGGAGTAAACCTCTTTAAGTCTCCCAGTTATCGTTGATACTGTATCCATTTCATAAAAAACCCCTCAATTAATTAAACAATGTACCCAAACCTCGCGATAAAGCCGCAACCCTAGCCTCTCTGCTTCCAAGCAGAGAATTTTTCCCAGGGGCAACCCCGTTGCTCCCACCAGACGGGGGAACTACAGGCGGTTTATTTGCTGGGTTTGAATAGGCCGCATTTGAATTTTTGCGGATATTATCCACAAAAGTTCTTGCCTCTTTATAGGCTCTTTGAAGCAATTCAGGATTGTACTGATTCACAACACCAGGAATATTCGACATGATATTATAGACAAGGGCCTCCATCTCTTTTGAAAAAGAAGAAATTTCCTTATCTTGAGCTATCATCTGAGCGAATTGTGTCCGGTATTGATTTTCGTTCAGCTTTGTGAACTGAGAATCAAGAGTCTCAACCTTTTTCATCAAAGGGTTTAAAACTTGATCAAGCTTCTGCCCGCCGTTTGCATTATGTTGAGCCACAGCCTCCTTGATAGCGTCGAACAACTGAGGGTTATTATTTAAAACCTCTTCAAATTGTCTCACTTCCGCAAGGCTTTGTTTTAAGGTCTCATATTCATTCTGCAATAAGCCGATATGGTTCTTGATCTGGTTCCTTTCCTGAATCACTTCTTGAAACCGATCATAAGGCACAGGCTGTTTTTGGGTTTGGTCTAATCCTGGCTCGGTGTTTAACGTCTCCGCAGACTGTTCAGGATTTTGAGCCCCAAAATCATTCCCGTTGTTTTGTTGGCCTTGGACAGGTGACGACTCTGTCATGGTGGCCCCTCCCATTGTTTGATTAGCGTCCATACTTTTTCTCCTTCTCATTTATACGCCATGAGTGGCTGTTTATCCATAGCCAGCTCCCGAAACAATGTCGGGAGCGGCGTCAGGATTATTTAAAAACTTTTACCCAACCGCCCCAGTCTCTACAGGAGGGAGTCCTTGCCCTTGAGGGGTTAATTCTTGGGGAGACGGCCCACCCTGTAGAGGCGGGGGCGGTTGAGCTTGTGCCGCTAACATTCCTTTAATTTGCTGGATTTCGTTGTATCTCTGCATAAAAACACCAGACTGATCATTAAAAGACGGCGACTTCATAAAATCTGTTAAAACTTTTTCGTGAATCATCAAAACTTGCGGGTTTAATTCCCAAGGCTGGAATTGCGGATATTGTGTGGTTGGTTGTTGCCCTGAGCTGATTTGCTCACTAATCTCTTTTAAAACGCTATTAACCCAGTTTGCTCTCTTCACATCCGTGTTGCTTTGGGTTGCAAACTTTGTGACTCCCATTTCTTCCAAAAATTCAGCATTCCCAACAGGGTTAGTCATGGGGTCAATCGGGCCAAACATCCCCATTTGAGCCAACTCTTTATAGTTTTGAGTTTGAAACGCTTTTAAACGTGGGAGTGTAGACCCTGCTTCAATTCGTACATTCACATTGTCATGAAGGTCAGCACCCAAGAAGTTCCTGATTTCAACATCTAGGTTGTCTTTATTGATAGCTTTAAGTTGTGAGACAAGGTCAGGTCGATATTGTTTATAAAACCGTTGAATCAACAAAAGCTTTTTAGTTTGGCCTTTTTCAATAAACTTGTCGAGCCGTTGAATGTCAGGGCCAAACGTAGAAAAAGATTGCTCCAATAACATTTGCAGTTGTGCCGCTGTACCTACTCCCTTGGGCTGGATACCTCGTAAAACGTCATTCATCTTAACAAACATTTGCAAGTCTTGTTTTAAGGTGCCCAGATAGTTAAACACATCGCTTGGCAACCCAGATCCTGGCATTCTTTGAGGCCCTGCCCCACCAGCTCCTACAGGGTTATATTTCAAAACTAGCCCTGGTTTTCCTAAAATATGATCGGCCTCAACCCCGCACCCTATCGGGCTTGTCCAAATCGGTGAAACGTTGACGGCAATATTTAAAGCGATAAAATTCTCAATCGCATTAATAGCCCTTTGGTAAGGAATCATCCCAGAAACAGCCCCCTGTCCATGAGACCTGAAATAAAGCTCTTTCCATTTGTAAGGGGTGTAAGGATGCCAAAAAGGATACCTAGAAGCATGATCCCAATAAGGAGATGCAGAAGCAAAAACAGGAACTCCACCAGCCAAGATGATCATAATCCCTTCAGGGTGGTTCTTAGTCGGCTGAATATAACACTCATCAAATCGAACCATGCCTTTAAGATCATCACTCTCGCGAATTACCTGCTTGCCAGTGAAGGTTTTTAACCCAACCTGAAGGTCAAGCATGGTTGTTAAATGTTTTTGTTCTTTGACGGTTTTTGCAAGCCCAGTGAAACCATTTCCAGTTTGATCATAGTTTAATCTTACCCACCAAAGAGGCTTTAAAGAAGACTCAATAAACCAAGTCTCATCTTGAACATCAAAAAGCATTCTAAAAGGGTCGATAATTGAAACCTCATTGTCACCAGCCGTATTCTCAACCATCTGCCCTGTAGCTTCATCTTTGACTTGAATTTTAGGCCCAATCGAAGGGTTCCAGGAGTCTTTTCTAAAAACTGTCCCGCATATTGAAGAAATAAAAAGTGCTTTGATTAACTTTTCTTGCTCCTCGTCCAATTCCCACTTTGCATCTTGCAAAACTCCCGCAAGCTTTGCGGCGTCTCTGTCTGTCACATCTGTTGAATTTGCAGGAATATCGCAGTTTGGTTTCCCCTTTGTAAAAAGGGCAACTAAAGCGTCAAGGTTTGGCTGTATGTAGTTATTGACCCGACGAGGGACAGCATCAAGGTACTTATTTGAAGGCGCACTTTGCCATCGGCCAGTGACATCATTGTAAGTGAGATATTGATCGCCCTGATAAAAGCGGATGCAATACTCCCAATCCCTGGCTAGGGCTGAAAAATAAGATTGATTCTCATTACAAACCCCAACAATGAGGCTTGCAAGCTCTTTCAAGTGTGTCTCATTCTCTAAAGAGAGAGAATCAATTTTTTCTAAGTCTAAAGTTGCTGACAAACATACGAACCCCTCAATATGTTAATCCAAACCAAAAATATTATTCATTTCTTTCAGTGCTTGCTCTTTTTCTGCTTTCTCTTCCGGTGTTTCTGCCGGTATTTTTTCAATTCTTTCTTTAGCGATGTCGATTGCTGATTTGCTCACTGGCTTTTGCGCCCCTACTCCATATTCACCTAAGCCGTAATGCTGTCGAAAAGCTTGTGTAACTTCAGGTGTAATATTCGGGCTCCACGGGTGGCCAGCATCAGCTATAGAAGGCATAAGACCACCAGAGATCACAGGCTTATCAATATTCAAACTCTTCTCAACAACGCTCTTAATAAAAGCTTTTAGCTCCTTGTTCTCGGCAATCAGGAACTCTAAAAATGTGTGTTGGTAATCTTGTTTCATTTTGAAAGATACTGTTCCAAATAAGCATTAATTTCTTTTAAATCCTTTGCGCAATATTCGACTACTTCGCCTGCATTAGTAAGCTCATCATAACAATGAACACGGACAATATACCCGTTGCCAATTTCTCTTATTACAATTTCAGTTTTATTTTTCATTTCGAGCACCTTTCATGCATAATCACAGGTCTATTCCCAGCCCCACGTGTTAAAATATAATTATCACCAATCTCTTTTTTACAGGACGGACAACAATTCCCCTGTAGCTCTAAGATGATGTCTTTAAACGTGTGCCTCTTCGCAATACCCACAGCTTTTGCAGGCTCTTTGTCTCTTTTCACTGACTTGTAAACAGCCGCCACCGCTTCGTTACATTCTTCTTGTGTCAAATCACAATCCACGCATAGCCCCACACATATTCTTTTTTTATTCTCTAGCTCGATCTCTACCTCATTAAACTTGGGGGTTATTACTCCTTGTGTAGAAATAACACCCCCGCATTTAATGCACTTGCCAGGCAAGCAGATCATGCAACAATTCCTTTTGATTTCCCCTCAATAATCAAATGGCCAACGTCACCTGAGGTGAATGTCAGCGTGACCCCCTGTCTGGCCGAACTTGTATATTCCCATTTAGCAGCATTCGTAGAAGTATCGTCCGACACCGAAACAT